ATATTTTTAGGCATAGCAAACAAGCCATCGAAAGGTGGCTTTTAAAAAATCAATATTGATGCTAGAAAAAGCTATGCTATATACCGTCTAAATGATGCCTTAACGTTATCTTCATTGACTGTAACGTACATCATTGTGGTATCAGGCTTCTTATGACCAGCATAGGCTTGAATTTCTTGCAGCGGTATACCTCGACTTCCAGCATCCGTGAGTAGAGTTCTTCGAAACTTATGCGGATGCGTGTGGATGTCGGACTTTTTACCTAGTTTCGACAACATTGACCATATAGCTTCCTTCCCCATGCGATTGTTTGGCTTCCGATTCGATACGAATAACGCTGGATTCATGTCAGTTCGTGTCATAAGGTACTTCTTAAGGTGATAGGCACATTCATCCGTAAGATAGACTTTACGCTCTTTCTTACCTTTTTCACCATAGATGATTACTTCCTTGTTGCCCCAATCAATGTCATTACGATTGAGCATCACAACTTCACCGATACGTGCTGCGGTACTGTACAGAAACTCCATAATTGCTACATCTCGCTGACATTCGGCATTGCATCTAAGATGCTCTCGTTCTGCGCTTGTAAACGGCTTTTTTATGCGCTGTGGCACTTTCATGTGCTTAATGCGTCTCATTGGATTCTTGGCTATAAATCCCTCGTCAGAGAGCCAACCAAAGAATGATGAGAAGTATCGTCTGATGGAATCCATGTAGGATATGGACACTTTTCTTGTCTCTTGGTACATTGCGAGATAATATCTAATGTCATTGGTGGTAATGTCCTCGAATCTCTTGTGCAGATAGTCTACTAGCTTGGTCACACAGTCCACATAGCGGTCAATCGTGCCTTGTGAGCAGTTCTCCAAGCGTTTACTGGCTATGAATAACTTTAGAATCTTATCCCAGTGCGCTTGACTTGTCACAAGCGAAGTGCATTCCTCTTGCAACTTCACTCCGTGGAATGAAATGTACAGCACATTCTCAAGTTTGTGTAGCTGTTCATCAGTAAGTTCCTCTTGCATCATGTTTACAACATTTTTGATGATAATATTAATGTCTTTTTCCATAAAAAACACCCCTTTCTAAGCCAATTATGACTCAAAAAGAGGTGAAATTACACACTTTTGTTAGTTGATGAAATCGGAGATTGCTCTACGCCACAGATTCAACTAACAAGCCTTTATATAAGCACATAACATTTACAACTCCCCAATCGCCGGCCACACCTTTCGGAATTGATACTGTGTTATTGATTTCGCCAACAATTCCAAAATCATTAGAAGATATCAGAGCATAACCACTTTCATAAAAAGATATGCAAATCGGTGGTACTGGATTCGTCTGTCCTGATATTAGAAGCAAAGCTACAACTGTTCTGTTTTTTAAATTTCCGTCAAATTTCAATTTCAACCCCTGATTTCCTTGTTGGAAAAACGTGAAGGTTATATTGAGAGAGGGATTACTATTTTATAACCGTATTGGAGTTACTAAATTGGATACGTTACAGCACAATGATTATAAGATGATGTATTGTTCCATGAAACATCACCATTTGTTCTTATACAAAGAGCAGCACCATTTTTGGAATAGTTACTTGTGTAAAGGTCTTTTTGTGGAATCAAATTGTTAGGCAATTGACCTAATACTGTACCATCAATAATTTCTGAATTACTGTTAATGACTACTGTTACGTAACCATTTTTCAGTCTGTAATAAACATAATGTTGATCATTTAATGATACCCATCCGCTATCTGCTTGATTACTATTTAAAGTGTATTAGGATGCATTCAAAAGATACATTCTGATTGTGACACGTTGAGAAACGTTGCTATAAATTATCCAGTCAGTACTATCTATGGAAACAATGTCGATTGAATTTCTAAATTTTTCATGATTAATTATTACAGGTATCGCTAATTGATATTCTTTAGAGGATGCAAAAACGACATAATTATCTTTCTCAGTCTTAATTGTTACATCTTTAAAGATTATCCGACTCTTACTATTTTCTAGAGCAATGTAATTGATGTGATTTACATTTTGATCCAGTCCGTCCATTTGGAGCTAATGCGAATTCGCCGTCTTAAATCAGAAGAGTTTGCATCATGTAAAACTTGCAAGATATATCGCCTATCATTGTATAGTGAAAAAACAAACATGTATCCAAAGTTGATTCCTGTAACACCTATTAAATTCGAACATCTGTATAGTCCTGGTTTTGTGATATTATCTGCATCTGACTTATCAACATGTTTTATAAAAAATCCATTACTATTTTATTTCCAATCATTCCACACTTCATTCGCTGAGTTCCATGTTCTAGTTTTTACAACCAACGTGTCTAAATACTGAATCGCCACTTGATACTTGATGCCATCTGAAGGTGCACCCATACAGAAAATAAACCATATTGAATCATCGTTTTTGGGTTTATGTAAAGCTGTACGAAACGCTATAGCAGATTCTCCAACAGGGAGATCATTGCAATCCTTATATATTGCACCCACATATATCTGTTTGGTACAAATCTTCGCCTTACTATTTATTCAAAATAGAAGAATGCAACATATACATTTGTGTTCTTTGGTATGCTACCACTAATATTCTGGATCTTTGCATTCCAATAATCGTTTCCATATATTACAAAAGGATCGACAATTGCGTTGTTACTTCTGCAAGATACAACAACAGCTGTTCTATTTATTTCCGTGGTAATGACACCTTGTTCATTTGTTGAGTATTGTTTGGCAATTGTTTTTAACGCGCCTTGTTTATTACTATTTTATAACAGTTTTACTGGTTCTATAGAAGCGTGTTGTTTGATTGCTCTCCATGAAGCATTATTCGCATCTTTTATGTAGTTTACCATTGACCGAACATAGTTATATTCTCCGTTATGTGGTACATAAATTTGAATACACACATAGTCATAATGGGATGAAGTTATTGTAATCAATCTTCCATAGCCATAAGCGCCTTCAGGCATTCCTATAATAGAACTTACGTTACTTGTTACTATAGCATTGATAGAAATTATGTTATTTTTGGAAAATAATCCACCATCCAAGTTTATATTGCCAGTCGTGATAGTATCTCCGAAAACTACAGCCTTACTATTTCATCTATGACTCAATATGGGTACAATCATCCACTAAAAATCCAGTACAATTATCTTAAGATTGCATAAATATCATAATTAGCTGTATTAACATTAAGGTAGAACTATAAGCATTTAAGGAGAATGGTGATGGAATATGTAGGCAGAGAAGAACATAACGAGTTTGCCAAACGTATCGAGGACGAGCAACATAGACAGAATAGACAGATTGAGGTGTTAGAGGAATCTGTAAAACAGAACACAGCACTTACGGTATCTGTTGAGAAGCTTGCAAATAACATGGAGAATATGGCAAACGAACAAGCGAAACAAGGAGAGAGATTAGAAGCCTTAGAGGGCAGAGATGGAGAAATGTGGAGAACAGTAGTCAAATATGTTCTCACAGCGGCTCTCGGACTTGTGATCGGATTGGTAGCAACGCAAATTGGATTATAAGGAGAAAGAACATGGAACAGATTATCAATTATGTAAAGCCGGAACTTATTGTTGTAGCTATTGCACTGTACTTTATCGGCATGGCAATTAAGCAGTCTGAGACTATCGCAGACAAGTATATTCCTAGCATCTTAGGAATTGCTGGAATCGTGATCTGCGGTATCTACGTGATTGCAACTTGCACTCTTGGAACTGGACAGGATATCGCAATGGCACTGTTTACAGCTATCGTACAAGGAATCCTTGTAGCTGGACTTAGCAATTATGTCAACCAGTTGATTAAGCAGAATGGAAAGGAAGAGTAATTATGACAGAGCAGACAGTAAAAGAAATTATCAAGAGTTTTGCCTACGGACTTTCAGCGAAAGAAATCTCGGACAATGAGGGTACATCACTGGAAACTATGGAAAAATTTGCAGAGGAACACGCAGCGGAGATCGAGCAGAAGAAAGCAGAACTGAAAGAAGGTGGCTGGTATGAGTAAACTTATTATTGATGTCAGCTATCATAACGGAGTCATTAACTGGGAAAGAGTCAAAGCGTCAGGTTGTGCCGGTGCAATCCTTAGATGTGGATATGGAGATAACATTGCATCACAGGATGATAAGCAGTGGATCCGTAACCTTGCTGAGTGTGAAAGACTTGGCATTCCGGTTGGAGTCTATCTGTACAGCTATGCTACTTGCGACAGACAGGCACAGAGCGAACTTGACCATATCTTACGATTGATTAAAGGACATACATTCCAGTTACCGATTTTCATTGATGTAGAAGAGCCAGGAACACAGAACTATGCTCCTAGATGCTGTGAGATTGTATGCGAAGGACTTAAGGCTAATGGATATACTCCGGGAATCTACGCTTCACTTAGTTGGTTCAACAACCATCTTGGCAGTGTACGTGGCAAGTACATTGAATGGATGGCAAGATACAAGAATCTTCCGGAAGATACATACAAGGGACGGTACGCTATTTGGCAATATTCATCAGATGGACAAGTAGATGGAGTCAACGGAAGAGTCGATGTCAACTATTGCTACATGGAGTTTTGTGGAACTGTTCAGCCAGCGACACCGGCAGCACCATCTAAACCAGCAGAAAAGCAAGACTTAGGACAGGTCGATATTACATATCAGGCTTTCACAGACAGATGGTTGCCACCAGTGGTGAATAAAATCGACTGGGCTGGAAAAGGTGACAATGTTTCAATTAAGTGGCTTGCCATCAAGGTAAGCAAAGGAAGTATCCGGGCACGTGTCTATACGCAGGCTAATGGATGGCTTCCGTATTTGACATTCGGCAATAGCTATGATCTGAATGACAAGGTCAATGGAATCCTCGGAGATGGTTCAGAGATCCTCGCTGTTGAGCTGTAC